GTTCGAGATCCGCCGGGCGGTCAGAACCGCCGTCGAAGCGGCCTCTTCAAGTCGGAACATCTCGCGTTCGGTATGTTTCATGGCTTCGTTCTCCAGGGATTCAAGGGATTAGGTGCGATAGAAGACGAAGATGCCGCCTTCTGCGGAATCCACACTGTAATAGTCATTGATAAACAGATCACGGGCGAACTTCTCGTAATCGATGTACATGCGGACCGCTTCGTGAACGCCTTCGAGCGGATAGACTTCGTCGAACAATTCCTCGGCGAATTGCACTTCACTTGCCCACTGGCCGCAGAAGTCTTCGAGGAATTTCTCTTCAGTCGCGAATTCGAGTCCGACATGACCGGCGAAAGCGGCGAACGCTTCGCCATGCGTTTCGATCATCTCGGCAATTCGAGCGACTTCTTCGAAGCCCGCATATTCACCAAGATCGAGTCCATAAAACCCTTCGTAATCAAAGATCGCCCACTCTTCGGGATGGAAGGCGGGCGAACTGGCGATGATTCGATCCTTCGCTTCGATCAGATCTTCGTAATCGGTGACATCGACCCACTCGCCGTGCAAGGTTCCTTCGTTATAGGCGGCAAGGCAAGCGATCCAGATGCGGGGCGTTTCGTTTTTTGTCGTGTTCATTTTTCAAACCTTTCGTTTTGGCGTTTTGCATGTCGGGCACTGCGCCCGAATCGTGGGTCGAATTCTCGCTCCGCCATCGACCGGGGCCAATAGATGGCCTCGTCCAAAATTGCGGTTTTGGATCTTTTTTTAGACCTTTTTTTCGTGGCCAGATGGATGGCCGAGAAGTTGGGGGAGTTTTTGACAGATGGATAAGAACCCGGTTAAACGGTTGTCTATCGTGGCGGTTTCGCCGGTGGATCTCGCCCGCGCGCTGTCGGCCGCGTCGGGGCGGACGATCACCGAGGACCAAGTTCGAACGATTGCCGAAGATGGCCGACTGTTGGCGGCCGACGATACGATCAATCTACTTAAATACACGGCATTCCTAGCGCAGCAGGAGGGGCAAAATGAGTGATGCGATCAATCCCCGTAAACTTCGACCGACGCAATTGATGCGCCTGCTCAATACGGCAGGATTCGGTGCGGTGCTAACCGAGACCCGACTTCGAAGGCATCGCAATCGTGGTGGATACTTGGTGGGCGACAATAGATCAATCGATCTGTTTCGATATGCGGCATGGCTGACACGTGTTTACTTCGAGCCGAAGCACGAGCCGCTCAGTTACGAAGAGCGGAAGCGCAGGCAGGCTCAGCGCTATGCCGAGGCGGCTCGCGCGGCGCAGGACATCGCACCGATTCCGGAAGTGGCTGATCCTGAGCGTCGAGCCAGGGCATGCGAATCGTTCCGAGTGTTCTGTGAGACGTATTTTCCGCACGTGTTCTATTTGCCGTGGTCGGAAGATCATCTGAAGGTGATAGCGAAGATCGAGCGTGCGGTGAAGACGGGTGGATTGTTCGCATTGGCGATGTCCAGAGCAAGCGGCAAGACTTCCATGATGCAGATTGCCTGCTTATGGGCGGCTCTTACTGGTAGAACGCCCTTCGTAACGATCATTGCCGCATCGAGCGATCGTGCTTACGATCTCTTGGAAACGATCAAGACGTGGCTCGAAACGTGCGACACATTAGCGGCCGACTTCCCGGAAGTCTGTTATCCGATTCGCAAACTCGATCGTATTGTTCACCGCCAACGTGGCCAGAAGTACAACGGCCAGCCGACGCGCATCGAATGGCTGGCCGATAAGATCGTTCTGCCGACGATCCCCGGTTCGCAGGCGTCGGGCGTGGTGATTTCGTGCTGTGGCATGAAAGGTTCCGACATTCGTGGACAGAATCACGCCCGGCCCGATGGCCAGGTAGTGCGCCCGCAGCTTGTCATGGTCGACGATCCACAGACGACCGAGTCGGCCTGGTCCGAGAGCCAATCGCGACGACGAGAAGCGATCCTTGCCGGTGACGTCTTGGGCATGGCCGGCCCGGGACGCAAGATCGCAGGCCTGATGGCCTGTACGGTGATTCGGCCAGGTGACATGGCCGACAATATCCTCGATCGCGAGAAACATCCCGAATGGCAGGGTGAGCGGACAAAGCTCGTTTATAGTTTTCCGAGCAATGAGAAACTGTGGGCACGGTACGCCGAGATTCGTGGCGACAGTCTGCGTAACGACGGCGACGGATCGGAAGCGACGCGATTCTACGCGGAAAACCGCGAGGCGATGGATGCCGGTTCTCGGGTCGCATGGGAAGCACGTTACAACGACGACGAACTGTCGGCCATTCAGCACGCGATGAACCTGCGGCTTCGCGACGAGGCGGCGTTCTATGCCGAGTATCAGAACGAACCGATCCTTGAAGACATCGGTGAAGAGATGCTCTCGGCCGAGGAAATCGCCGCGAAGACGAATGGATACCAGCGGTGCGTACTGCCGCTGGGCGTTAATTACCTGACGACATTTATCGACGTACAGCAGAAGGCCTTATTCTATCTTACTGCTGCATGGGAAGAGAATTTCACGGGTTACTTAATCGATTACGGCACGTGGCCCGATCAGCGTCGGGCATACTTCACGCTTCGCGACATCCAGCAGACGCTGGTAATGTCGGCGCCGGGGGCGGGACTGGAAGGATCGATCTATTCAGGCCTCGAAGCGTTGTGTGATCAGTTATTGCAGCGGATCTATTACCGCGAGGATGGTGCCGAGATGCGAGTCGGCCAGTGTCTGATCGACGCGAACTGGGGCCAGTCGACCGATGTGGTTTACCAGTTCTGTCGACAATCTCGGCACGCGGGTGTTTTACTACCTGCCCACGGTAAATACGTCGGTGCATCGAGTGTGCCGTTCAGCGAATACCGGCGGAAGCGCGGCGACCGAATCGGGCATCACTGGCGGATTCCGAACATTACCGGCAAACGGCAGGTTCGCCATGTGTTGGTCGATACGAACTACTGGAAGACGTTCGTGCACGCCAGACTGGCCGTCACGATGGGTGATCCGGGCTGCCTGTCGCTCTTCGGCCACGATCCGAAGTTCCATCAGCTTTTATCCGAACACTTAACTGCCGAATACCGCATCAAAACCCAAGCCCAAGGCCGAACCGTCGATGAGTGGAAGCTTCGCGCGTCAAAGCCGGATAATCACTGGCTCGATTGCTTGGTGGGTTGTGCGGTTGGGGCGTCGATTGAAGGGGCGGCGTTGGGTGAATTGACGTCGACGGGGAAGAAAGAGCGGAAGCGGATAAAGTTGTCGAACCTGAAGAGAAGGAAGTAAGGGAGCTACATTGGATATCAATTGCAGATTGCTGTTGGGGATTCAGGCCTTACTACCGTTGACTACGAGGGTAACAGTATTTCTCACACTGCGGACATAAATAATCTTCCCGTTGATAATGCCCTTCAGTAAGGGCTGTGTCGCACTGTGGACAGCAGCCATACTTCTCCTCTGTCAACTGTGAACTCTGAACCATCAAGGAAATCCGTTGCAGGGTTTCCATCACACTTTCCTCCAATTCCCTAGTTTCAGAGCGGGTAGAGGTTATTACATCACCAAAAAGTGATTCAGCCAACGTAAGCTTTTGCACTGGGGAAAGTGCGGCAACATGCATTAAAACTTCTTCAACATTGTTCATGATGGATCTAACGCCTTATATTAACAATATTGATAATATTTAATTCCTAACAAACATCAACCCTAGCGAATAACCTTTCTACGAAGGCTATACGAATATCAAGTCATCGAGTATTAAAGAAAAAGGCAATGAATAAAATTTGATTTATAAGGAAACTGTAATTAACGGTTGAGAATACAGCAGCACCACTATAGATTTACTCCTTGGTGGATATGTTCGCTGATCTTTTGGTCTTCTTTCATAAAGTGTTCAATTACCCAATCTGAAATGAATCGCTTTAAACGCGCCAAGTATTCCGTAATAGTTCTGCAATTATGGATCGTTTCATTCATTTCTGCTACGGAAGTATAGTTTGAATATTTGCCCCTTTAGAAAATTCTCGATAACAATCTGCAGTTCCTACGGCCGGCGCCCGTAAAGTACACTACTCTCCCAGCGATACGCAAGTATATACCGGACATCACCTTATGAAGATGTCTCGCCTTAATTATTCTTAGATTATGGTAAATACATGGAAAGGATAATATCGCAGATATTCTTGTCAATAATGCCTAAAAGATTCGACTTATATAGTTTTTATGGATAAGTAAGATAAATAGCTCTTTTATGGCGGTTTTTACGTTCGGGTATCCAGAGAGACCGCTCAATGCTGAATCTACTACTGAGGCGACTTTAGAAAGATCGAGAGTCGCTATTTGTCCATTATTTGGATGCATGGTTTCGACAACATTCTAATGAGGCTTTGAGAAAGAGCCTGACGGCCCCTCAAAGAAATTATTTAAAATCCCCGCCCCAAAACCGAAAAACTTTTGGCGCCAATCGCTATATAACATAGGGAGGGAGATAAAACGCCCTTTATCTTTTCACTTTTCAGCGAGGAATACCCATGTCCGACGAAATCGAAAAAGCAATCGAAGAGAATGCAACGGGACTGAAGAAAGCGTCGGGCGATGGCGGCAGCGCCGAACAGCACTCAATTGAAGAGCAAATCGCGGCCGATAAGCACCTTGCTTCAAAGAAGGCGGCCCAGTCCCGAGGGCTCGGCATCAAGCTTCTTAAAATCTCACCGGACGGGACGAGCTAATCTTTCCGCCGGTCCATCCCTCTTCTTTTTTTCTTTTCTCAAAGTTTGTATCCATGCCGTCGAAGTCGTTTAACATCATTGTCGAAACCGACAAAACAAAGCGAACCTTCTCTTTACCCGGCGAATTGTTTGACAAGGTAATATCCTTTCTGACGCTATGTGAGACGGCGCCAAATCGGGACACTACAGTTGATAGCGACCCCCATGGCGCCGTCTGTACGGCGGCGGTTGACCTGCTTCGACTGATGACCACCGAGATGCAAATTGAAATTCCCGCATATTATGCCATCGTGCTGGCCGTTTTCGCAAGGGCGGCCGGACTGGAACTACCTCAATGGTGGATCGACAACGTTCTTTGGAATGACGGGCCCGCCGAGTCGGATCGCTAATCTTCCCGCCTAATCTTTTCTTTCGCTTTATGCCGGGCCGTGATCGGCCTGCAGCAATCTTTTCTATTTCTCTCTTCATGACTCTTTCCCCGGGGGCGTCCGCGCATGTGGCCGTTTCGAAAAAGAAGGAAGACCCGCCGGACGCTCCCGGCCATGCTTCGTGCTCGGTATGATGCCGCCCAGACGACAGCCGAGAATGCACGTCACTGGGCGGCAGCTGACGGGCTCACGGCCGATCAGGCGATGTCGCCCGACGTGAGACGCACGCTTCGCAACCGCAGCCGGTACGAGGTGGCCAATAACAGCTATGCCAAGGGCATGGTGCTTACCGTGGCCGGTGATTGCGTCGGTACGGGCCCGAGACTTCAGCTTTACAGCGGCCCGCCGAAGATCAATCGCCAAGTCGAGCAGTCGTTCGCCGCATGGTCGGCGGCCGTCGACCTGCCCGGCAAGCTTCGGGCCATGCGAATGGCCAAAGCGACCGACGGCGAAGCGTTCCTAATGCTCGTCTACAACCCGTCCGTCGATCACCCGGTGAAACTCGACGTGGTGCTTGTCGAGGCGGACCGCGTCACTTCGCCTGTCACGACGATTAACCGGCCGGACGTGGTCGACGGGATCGAGCTCGATGAGCACGGCAACCCGATCGCTTATCACATCGTCGATGAACATCCGTGCCCGCTGGGCATTGGATCGGGAACAGTAAGCAGCCAAAGGGTTGAAGCCGAATCGATGCTTCACTGGTACCGGATTGACCGACCGGGCCAACATCGGGGTGTTCCAGAAATCACACCCGCTTTACCTCTCTTCGCTCAATTACGGCGCTACACGCTCGCGGTTTTAGGCGCTGCGGAAACGGCGGCCGACTTCGCTGCCGTCCTTTACACCGACGCCCCGGCGGGCGGTGAGGCGGCAGAGATCGAGCCGATGGACATCGTCGAGCTTGAACGCCGCATGGCAACGACGCTTCCCGACGGATGGAAGCTAGGCCAGATAAAGGCGGAATTCCCTTCAACCACCTATAGTGAATTTAAAAGGGAAATCCTTGGCGAAATCGGCCGTTGTCTGCTAGTTCCGGTCAATGTTTTGATCGGCGATAGCAGCAAGCATAACTACGCTAGTGGACGACTTGATCATCAGACTTATTTCAAACAGCTACGGATTGAACAGGCCGATCTCGGTATTCGCATTCTTGACCCGATCTTTGCCGTCTGGATGGCGGAAGCACGACTGGTGATTCCACAATTCACAACGATCGTAACCGATGGTCCTCAGTGGGAAGAGAAGACTTCGCATGAATGGTTCTTCGACGGCCAAGAAATGATGGACCCACAAAAAGAGGCCAACTCGCAGGCAACGAAGTTGGGCAGCCTGACCACGACACTTGCTGACGAATACGCCCGCCAGGGCAAGGACTGGGAAGCCGCCCTTCGGCAGATCGCCAAAGAACGGGCACTCATGAATGAACTGGGGCTGGTACTTAAAGAGCCCGTAACGAAACCCGACGAGGAAGAGGACGATGACGATTCCCGACTATCTGACGATGACCGCCCCGGCGACGATCCTGGAAGCGACGGGCGATAAGAAGCTGCCGACGTTTTCAATGGTCGCCTACTCGGGCGGCATCATGCATATCAGCGGATTTCCGCATCCGGTTGTGGTCGACATGACCGGCCTGGACATCCCTTCGCAAAACGTGCCGATCCGACTCGATCACAAGTCGAACCAAGGTGTCGGGCATACCAACCGAATCGTCATCGAGGCCAATCAGCTATTGGCTGAGGGGCTTATCAGTCGCGATACGTCGTGGGCCCGCGACGTGGCGAAGTCTGGCGGGAACGGGTTCCCGTGGCAGGCCAGTATCGGCGGTCCAATCCTTGAGGCCGAGTTCTTAGCACCCGGCCAAACGGCGGAAGTCAACGGCCAGCGATTCGAAGGGCCGATTCATATCGTTCGCAAGATGACCTTGCGAGAAATCAGTTTCGTAGACAGCGGCGCCGATAAGAACACCCGCGCGGTGGTCAGCGCCCAAGCGAAGGAGAGTAACTCTATG